GTTCTTCCCTTCGATGAAGAGTGTTTGTCTGGTCGAGATTGGGTTACATGGAGGACATTTACTATGTGTCCCATGTCCCAAGATGATCCCGCTACTATCCTTAGCGCCATCCAGCTTGATGATAAAACCTTGAGGTTGGTTACTGATCCCCCTGTTCAACAAGTTCCTTTCAATATTACAGATGGTCATGGTAACATGATTGACATGCAAGAAGTTGAAGCTTGGGGAACCGCCATCAAAGCCGATCCTCCAGAAATCCATACGTTGTCCACGGACGGAATGTTCGATTATTCTAAAGATGGTGTTAAATTCAATAAACCTATTCAGGTTTTGATGCAAAAACCATTGCCAGAAGTTCCCGCACGTGAAACCAAGCCTTTACCGATTGGAAAAAAGCGCCAAAGGAGAAGTTCCCTTCCTGATACTTTTGTTTTGCCCGAAATTCCTCCGGATTCTGATTGCGATGACGACGAACAACTCAAACGGTGGAAAAAGGTAAAAGGAAAATGGCGAGTGAAAGCTCAAGGAGATGATAAAACTCCATTCACTATCGCTGCTATTGCTGGCATGTCCACTGCCTTCTTTGGTGATGCTGCAAAGAGCGTGAATAACGCTTTTGCACCATTTAAAGAACTTAATGCCTTCTTTTCTACTTGCAAGACTGTTAAAGATTTTGTCGGTTCTGTCATTGAACATGCTTCCACGTTCATTGATGCTGCTGCTCAATTTTCTACAGGACACCCTTATTTTACCAAGAGTAAGGAGATTCATGCATTGTCCAATCTCATCAGGGACCAAACCGAAATCCTTGGTAGAGAGAATATACGAACCGACATGACATCTGATCCTGCTGTCTGCCGTCTCGTAGTCGATGCATATCAGACTATTCTCCGGTATAAACAAACTGCCGGAAATACTGTGATGCGCAATCTTGGTTTTGCACAAGAAATCAATCGAATGCAAATGGCGTACATGCCATTGTATCATGAAGCTATGCAGAACCTTCGACAACACAAAACTCGTATTGAACCTTACTGGCTCTATATGTATGGTATTCCGCACCAAGGGAAAACCAAATTTATGGAAGTCTTTGTTCCCGCAGTTTACGAGAACTTGACGGGAAAGAAATGGAATAACAATTCCAAATACGAACGCAAACTCGACCAAGAGTTTTGGGATGCTTATCATGGTCAATGGTGTACTACCGTTGACGATGTTTTCCAAGTTAAGGACAAAGAGAAGCGTACTACAGCTGCTATGGAGTTCATTTACATGGTGAATACCAATCCATTTCCGTTGCATATGGCTTCTTTAGAGGACAAAGGAATGACGTCCTTCGAGTCAAAGTTCATCATTAGCTCTACCAATGCTATGGACCTTCCTCGAGAACTGGGAATAACAGATCCCGAATCATTGTATCGCAGAATGGGAATGCGAGTACAAATGACTGCTACCGAGAAGTTTGGTGTTAAAACCGATGCTTGGACTCCAGCAGATTTCCTTAAATGGAATTTTGACATTCGAGGGAAGACCAATTCCGTTCGTGTCAACTATGATCAGCTTGTTCAACTCATTGTTCGTGAACTACAAGAACGCGAGAAAGCTGCCCAACAGATGGACAAGTACATGTCCACCATGGATTCATCCCATTGCATGCTTCCCAAGAATTATCTCGATCCTGTAAAGCTTAAACGTATTCTAGCTCAGGGAATGGGAGGTAGTAAGCTTCAGTACATTTCAGGCAAATATTCCAACGGTTACGAACCTGTTGAGTATGAAGATTTTGATCCTTTTGATTTTACATTGTCGAAACAAGCTATGAGAACGAGATACGAATATGGAAATTTTCGGCTTACTAAGGAATTTGCTAGGTGGGCTAAAAAGGAACAAGCATATGTGATGAAAAATATTGATCCTGCGTTGAAAGCTATTTGTTTGGCAAATCAATGGGGCGAAACTAAGGCTTGGGATTTTATTGTCTCATGGAGATCTACTAATTATCATCTTTTGTTCCATGGAGATTGGTTAGTTACAGGAAAACCCACCTATGATTGGCAAAACAATTATCCCAATAGTATTGAACTTGGAAAGGCGTTTGGTGTTCATCCCAACATGTTCCAGAGTGCCAATGTAATTGCCCAACAGATGGCTGCTTCTGACCATATAAAGATTTATTCTGTTGTCAAAACTGACACTCCTGATTCTGAATTTTACACATGGTTTGAGAGCCTCGATCTTATTCGCAAAGTCAACCTAAAACGGTTACTCAAACAAAAGTCTCTTCCTAATGCATCAGAAGAATTTACAATGTTTCCTAAGATGCATTGGCATACCACGTGCTGGCATTATTATTACAAATTCGCTGCTGCTCTTGGCGATCCTGCTGTTTCCTCTGTTATTCTTGGCGTTACTACCGCTGCCATGGGAATTCTTGCTGTTGTTCTTGCAGTATTTATCTCAAGGAGGAAGATGGGAATTGAAGCCCAATCCGAG